AATGGATGATAGCGTAGCACTAATTAATGCAACTGTTGCAGATGATACCGAAGCTCTTGTCATGCACGGCAGTGCTGCTGAAGTTAAATTGATGATCACCCGTAATACGGACCATCTCGAACTTCAAGCAACACATGACTGGTATTCGGATTCAGCTTTAAGCAAGACCGCCTACACAGACGCTGTAACTGCGGGTAAGGCTTACGTTGCTGGGTGATGGCTATGAATACGCTAATCCGGCGGATCGCCGCAGTCAAAGCTGCAATCCCGAAGGTGTAGGAGAATAAAAATTGGCTACTGTTAAAGACGTATCCGCAAAACTGAACACCCACGAAGCTGTTTGTGCGGAGCGCTGGAAAGAAACTATTGAGCGTATCAAGCGTATGGAGATGGTTATGATCGGCTCTGCGGGAGCAGTGATTATTCTCTTGGCTGGAATGCTCTGGAAAATTTAACGGTGAACCGTGCAGAACAGAAGATTCCTAATCTTTGCAGCATTAGCGATCCTCCTGCCGCAGGCGTCTAACGCGACTGACACTGTAACATCCTCGACTGTTTCCAGCACTGTGAGCAGTAGCTCGAATACGGTATCAACCTCGTCGGGCAACACTGTAATCGACAAGGCTCCGGGCACCGCCAGCAGTCCATCTGTCGTTATAAATAATTCTGACATCTGCGTCACAGGCGTCAGTGGTGCAGTGCAAACGAGCTTTATTGGCTTGAGCGGCGGCACTACGGTGCGGGACAAAAATTGTGAGGTCTTGAAGCTATCTCGCACATTGTATGGGGCTGGCCTCAAGGTAGCGGCGGTATCCCTCCTGTGCCAAGATGCCCGCGTGTTCGACAGCATGATGGCGGCGGGGACACCATGCCCATATGGCGGCCAGATTGGAGACAAGGCCAAGGCCATGTGGCTGGCAAATCCGACAGAAGCACCGGAAAACACTAAGCTACGCCGTGATGCTATTAAAAAAGCTGCCGCTGCCGAGGCGGTGGAGGATGCGCGGCAAGAAGCCGAGGCGGAAGCAAAAGAGGGCGCGCGGCCTGAGCCGGAGTATCCTGAATGAGGTGGCTGATCGTCCTTTGCGTGGTGGTGTTGCTAGGTGCCCTCATATGCGGATTGGCTCGGAGCGCTGAGCTAACGACCAGCAACCTTGTACCGGCAATGAGCGGCTTCACGGCTTCTGGCGGAACGTCCGTCGGCACTGGTGCAGGGTGCAGCAGCGGCGCGTATTGCACCTCTGGCACTAACCAAGGCGGGGGCACCTACACATCCAGTTTTGATGTGCCACTGACCGAGGCAGAGGTGAAGCTGGGATTTACGCTCAACTCAGCCATCACAATCAATAGCCATATTAGCAACTCGCAGCTTGCCACCTGTGGCAGCGTCACACAGTCCGGCGATTGCCGGGATATATTTAAATTAACTATCAGTCTGCTAGATTCTGGTACGCAGGTGCAGTCGTTCGCCCACCAAGAGGAATTGAACTGGACGGGCTTGAAGGACTTTACATTTACCGATACCGTCGCTGCTAATTCCTATGGTGTGCTGACGGGGATGCTTGAATTATATGGAATTGATGCGGGGTATCCAGTTGGCTTCTACGGCCCGCAATTCAGTGATCCCAGTCTGACGATTGATTACCAGACGGCGCTAATACAACAGCAAGTAGAGCAGGAGATACAGCAACAGATCGAACAGGCGGCGCAGACGGAGGTTATTCAAGTAGCGGAGGCGGTAGCTCCCCCACCGGCCACCGTTGCAGAAACCACGATTGCGCCGCCACCTGCCGCTATGGATATTGCGCCACCTGCCGCTATGGAAACGAGCTTCGCGCCACCAACTATGACGGCCACGATTGCGCCCCCTGCCGCGCCAACCATCGCGCCCATTTCGCCGCCTCAAACTGAAACGCAACAGGCGCAGGAGGCCCAGGCTGAGGCTCAGATCGAAGCTGTCGTGGAAGCCCAGCCGGAGCCGGAAACCCAGCCTGAACCAGAGGCTCAACCAGAACCAGAGGCCCAGCCTGAACCAGAGGCTCAACCAGAACCAGAGGCCCAGCCAGAACCAGAGGCCCAACCAGAGGCCACAGCAGAGGCAGAACCAGAGCCAGAGCCTGAAGCAGAGGCAGAGGCAGAGGAAGCTCAACCACAGCAAGTTGCCGCTCCTGCCCCCACTAAAACGGCCCCCAAGGCCGCTGCTAAAGCTACCCCAAAGGCAAAGGGGAAGGCCAAGGCCAGAATGACCCCAGCGGTGGCCGCGCAGACGGTGGTGGATGCTATCGCGCCCAGCCAGCGGTATGGCTCTGCGGCTCAGACCACCACACTCGTGGCAATGGGCATGATTGGTGGCAATCGCGGGCTGTTCCAAGGTGCCGGAATAGCCGACGCCCCGACCTTCTTTAAATCGACGACTATTCCAGACGGTCCTTCAATCGTGGATACGATGACCAATTATCGCTTTGGCGGTCAAGCCTCTGCGGCCCATAATGCCTTGGTCGAAAGTCAGTGGAGTAAGTGATGGCTGAGATTGAATTTGCAGGGGTGAAGTTTACCGGGGGCAAGATGGTCGGTGTCGTCATGGCACTGTCTACACTGGTCGGTGGCCTGTATGGAGCCTTTGAGGTTTACAAAGACTACACGAATATGAAGAAGAAAATCGCAAGCTATTCGGCTCCCGACCTATCAGGCTTTGACAAGAAACTAGCCGTTATGAGCAAGACGATGGGAACTGTGACCAAGGAGATGGCGTCTGTCCGCAACCGGGTATTAGAGGTGCAGCAGATCGTGCGGGATGTCCGGCAGGATACAAGATCAGACGCAGGTAAATTATACTCAGGGATCAGCGCGGTCGATGGACGCTCACGGTCACTGGACGCTGAGACACGGGCTGCACTGCGTCAGGCAGAACGTAACATCAGAAACATCACGGAGTCGGCGTCAAGTCGATTTGACGCCAAGATAAATGGCATAGACGCAAAGCTAACTGTTTTTGAAAAAAGGCAGGACAAGAAGCTACGCGATGCTCTAAACAACCCACTCTTGAAGAGGTAGAAGATGAATGTTGAAGAAGCTATGGCGCATCGCGCTGCGCTACGGGCGGAGATAAGAATACTTAAATCGAGGTTTTTAGACAGCGGGACAGGCTCCATCAAGACAGCGGTTGCTTTGCTAGAAGCACGAATATCAGAGATAGACAGCACATTAAAATTAAAAGTGGAGGTCTGAAATGGCTCAAAAGAAGCTACAAAAAAACAGTAAGATAAACGACCTAGACTTAGATCACGATGGGGTCGTAGACGATCAGGAGCTTAAAGCCCTTGCGGCGGTTGAAGCTGCTGAAAAGGGTGACGCGCAGCGACACATGGCGTGGGCAACCCTAGCGGCTATGGGGGTGTTCACTGTGATAATGTTTGTGTTACCATTAGATCGGGTTAAAGCATTGAGTGATATATCTAATATGCTTTACTTGTCGGGTGCCGGTCTCGTCGGCGCATATATGTCCGTGTCCGTGTGGATGCAAAAGAAATAAAGGAGAATATTATGAATGCTATTGATTGGGTTATGAGTCGAATGCAAGAACCTTCAAGTTATGCTGCTGCTGGCGGCGCTATCGTTGGCATAGGTGTTTTAATTAACCAGCCTATTGTGATTCTCGTTGGCGTTGTCGGCGGTGCGCTTGGGTTTATTTTGAAGGAAAAAGGCGTCATCTAGGTGCTGAAAATCTACCTGTTGGTTATCGTCCTTGGGCTGGTAGGCGGCTCTGTATATGGGGCGTACTACTACTATAAGGACAGTCAGGAACGTATTCGTATCCTCACGGAAAACACCGCCAAGCTGGAAACAGCGAAGAAAATGCAGGACCAAACGATCAACATTATGATCGAAGATAGGGAGAAGTTTGCCGAGCTTAATAAGGATTTGCAGAGCAAGTTAGCCGCCGCGAACACCTACAAGGATACGCTCATTGGTAAGTTGAGGAAGCATAACCTGGCGAAGCTGAGTTTGAAAAAGCCGGGTTTAGTGGAGAAAAAAATAAATCGTGGAACGAAAAGGTTATTCCGGTCTTTGGAAGTTATGTCCGGCGCTCCTGCCCCTGCTACTAAGTAGCGGGTGTAGCAGCTTCAAAGATATACTTCCAATCGAGATTAAGACTATTGAGGTTGAGCGCAAGATTCCTACGCAAAATCGTCCGCGCCCGGTCAAGCTGTCTAATCTCCATTTCTACGTTGTGACGGAGGATACGTTTAAGGCGTTTAAACAACGCTTTGTGAAGCAGAATGGTGACTTCCTGTTTTACGCAATTAGTGTCCGCGACTACGAAACCCTAGCCTTGAACATGGCTGAGTTAAAGCGTTTTATCCAACAGCAGAAACAGATTATCATATATTATGAGAAGGCTGTCGCGCCCCGGCCAAGGAAAGAGACCAAATGATCGACCAGCTACGCGAAGAATTAGAGGCTGATGAGGGCGTGAAGTACGAAATATACCTCGACCATCTTGGCCTCAAGACCTGCGGGGTGGGCCATCTCTGCCGCAAGGGCGAACCAGAATACGACATGGAAGTGGGCACCCCGATTAGCGAGGAACGTGTTGCAGAATTGTTTGAAAAGGATGTCGGATGGACGCTCAAAGACTGCTATAAGCTGCTGCCGGATTTCGATATGCTGCCGGAGGCCGTCAGATTAATTTTCGCCAACATGATGTTCAATCTCGGAATGAAAAATTTGGGCATGTTTAAACGGCTCCTCGCCGCCATCGAAGATCGGGAGTGGCAGAAGGCAGCAGATGAGATGGCGGACTCGAAGTGGGCAAGGCAAGTCCCAAATCGCTCAGGACGCTTGATTGAGCGTATGCGCCAGGTTACTTAGCGCCGGATTCTCACAGCAACTTATTCTGCACGGCCTTCTTGGGCGGCTCAATGAATAGGTCGGGCTGCTTGTAGGCATCCTCGATCCGCTTGCAGGCTATGTCGAAATACTTGGGTTCAAGTTCTATACCGATGAACTTACGGCCCAGCTTGGCGCAGGCTACGCCCGTGGTGCCGCTGCCCATGAAGGGGTCGAGTGTCACGCCGTCAACCAGCCTCACTAGCTGTTCCATGACGGCTATAGGCTTTTGTGTGGGGTGGACCGATTTTCCACCAATAACAATACGCTCAGATGCAAAGCAACCGGCAGGGAGTCCCGGAACATTTATGAGCGTACTGCCAAGCCGATCCCACTTGATCCCAGGCATCTTTGCAATGCAAAGGATATGCTCAGTCGTATAACGAGGTAGATTTTTACCTGTTGGTGCTGCATTTACCTTGTGCCAAGTAACTATACAAATCAGCTTCCCGACAAAGGCTGCAATGGTTTCGGCCACGCCCCTGTTTCCACAAAATACAATTATTCCATACCTACATTTTGACCACGCCACATCCGCCCACTGATAACTTGCGGCCCAAGGATCGCCCACCGAAATATCTTGGCCGCGTTTCCGCCGTCCCACCCCACCAAAAACAGCCTTATCCTCACCTCCGACAAGACCAACGTAAGGCGGGTCAGTCACCACAGCGTCAACCTTGCCCAGAGTGGGCATTATCTCCAGACAGTCGCCTTGATAGAGGGTGCAGTCGCCTATTTGGACGGGGCCTACAGTCATCGGCTAGTCCTCCCACCGGTAGAAGATGTGGTTATCAATCCTTAGAGTTTGGGTCTTTGACGCGGCCCAAGATGGCAAGATGGCCGAAGCATGGTAATGCGTGGCACCCTCAGTATGATCGGCGATCTCTCCAGCCAACAGGGTAGCAGAGAGACGAACGGCAAGAGCAAAGGATTTTAAGTCTTTCGGGGTGTCTGATTTTGCATCGCAGTAAAACGAGAACTGGCACCTGTTGCGAACAGGAAAATCCTGAGTCCACTTATAC